AGAGTTTTGCAACATATGGCGTAGGGATGGACATTATATATGAAGATATTTTGAGTACAGGTGCTATAGCAGATCTACGTATAAAGTCAGAGGATGAGAAAAGTCCTGAATTGTATGATGCGTGGAAAAGAATGGAAGCTAGAGTATTAGAGTATCTTGGAAAGCTCTGTCAATTAGATACACAATGCATGCTTAATGTTTCTAAAATACAACTAAGATATGCAAGAGAAACGGATGAATTAGAGTCGTTAGTATTTTGTGGGTCTTTAATGGCACCAGAAGCAGGAATAGGTTTTAAAACAGGTGCGATAAGAGTTAATACTTTATTTGATGTGATGGATACGAAAGACATCGGTATCTTGAGAGAACTAGAGGCAAGGATACGTGGGTATATTAGAGGAGAACGGGCACAAGCAAAATTTGATTTTAGCTTAAAGGACAATGTAGAAGATGACTACGAAAAATAAGAGGAGCTATTCATGATTTGGATATTCTTATTAGGGTGTTTCTTTGGAACATGTATAGGTGTAACTGTGATGTGCATATTATCAATTAGTAGCTGTGACAGATAAAGGAAGTAAATAAACGATGAACAATGTACCATATTTTTTACAACACTTACCTATATGGAAATATAATTTGGAAGATAATAAGCAGGATAAAAACAAGAGAGTAAAAGAACATAAATATGATGCGGTAGATAAACATACAAGGCAGATAGTTGAAAAGGTATGTCAAATATGTGGAAAGAAATATAAAACAGAATATAGATTACGTAATACAACAAAAACCTGTAGTAAATCATGTGGTCAAAAATTAAGAATGGCCAATAAGGTACCTGAAAAATGGGTAGATAAGGCCGTTGAATTAAGACAACAAGGGTTTAAATTAAGTGCTATTGCAGTAGTAGTTAATAAATCTACTAGTACTGTATGGCAATATCTAAAGAAACGAGGTTATTAAAAATGCTCGTACAAGATAAAAATCAATATTGCTGGTGTTTTGATGGTGATGCGGGTAATCCACAAGGAAGTATTGAAGAAGCTATTGATGACTTTTTAAATTATTATGGTCATTATTGTTGGGATGAGAAGACTAATGTTGAATATTTAGAACAAGATGTACTTGATGATTACGTAGAAATAGGAAATCCATATTATTATGTTCCAGAAATAGATGGTGAACGTGTAATTTATGATCTTCTTGATAATGACTTACCTGAAGAATTTGCCGAATGTGATTTTGAATATTTTAAAAAGGTAAAGAAAGAACATCTATGTGAATTAAGTAAAGAATTGACAGAAGTATTCAGAAAATGGGAAAAATCACATAAATATGGATATAGAGCATATTTGGTGAAACAAACAGAACTATATAGAGTTGGTGATTATATCGATTCAGAGGGGAATTATAAATGAAAATACTAGATGCATGTTGTGGGAGTAGAATGTTTTGGTTTGATAAGGAAAATGAAAACGCACTATATATGGATAATCGAACATTAGACACTACGCTATGCGACGGCAGAAAGTTAGTAGTAAACCCAGATATAGTGGCAGATTTTAAAAGCATGCCTTTTGATGATGAAACATTTTATCTAGTTATCTTTGATCCGCCACATTTAAAAAACGCAGGTGATACATCATATTTAAAAGAAAAATATGGAACATTAGGGCTTAATTGGAAAGACGATATTAAGCAAGGCCTAGTAGAATGCTGGCGAGTACTCAAAGAGAATGGAACGCTAATTTTTAAATGGAATGAAGAGCAAGTATTATTTTCAGATGTGAAAGGACTATTACCGAGTAAACCGATAATTGGACAGCGCAGAGGCAAGACAATATGGCTTGTGTTTTTTAAAGGAGAATAAAAATATGTACCAATTAGAAGAAAAAGCAGTCAATGCAGCAAAAGCAATATTGTTTAATGAATTTGGTTATAACGCTAATGAATTAGCACTTATGGATATGTATGTAGTGTGGTTTTCTAAAACATTACAAAACTGGAAAGCGTTGGTAAGTGGTGTACATATCAAAGAGTATATCGAAGTTACATATAATGGCGATAAGAAAGAAACATATGTTGATGTATATCAAAAAGCGAGGAATGCATGTTTGAAAGATGATGTTATATGAATTCACTAACTGAACGCAAAATTCAGCAACTTCTTGGAAAAAAGTTGTTCCTGCGAAAGATATGTATTCCCAATGTTCTTATGTGGCGACCACATAACACCGAGTATGAAGCGGACTTCATCTACTTTGATTTGAAAACAAGGTATGTAACTGAAGTCGAAATCAAAACCAGCATTGAAGATTTCAGACGTGATTTTCAAAAGGATCATCAGCATGATAACTGCAATGTTAAATATCTCTACTATGCAATGCCTATTGAAGTATACGCGTTAAATAAGACTGAGGTATTAGATGCAATAGGTAATAACGGTTTGATATTAATTACCTATAAGATGAGAAAAGATGGAGCCATTATTGAACAAGTTGATTTTAAAAAGCGAGCTAAAGCAAGAAAAGAAGCTATACCGCTTAATCAGAATAAGCTTGAATACTTTATGAAGATTGGCTGCATGAAATGGGTAAATTGGTAGTGAACTATTAGTAAAAGAAAGTTATATAAAAAGGGGATTAAATAAATGAACGAAAATCAATTTGAACGTGTAACAGGATATGAAGATACTGATTTACCTGAACGAAAAACAGAATATGCAGCAGGTTATGACGTTAAACCTTATGAGACTGGCGTCGTATTACCACATCAGACAAAACTTATTCCTACAGGTATTAAATGTAGATTGAACTATGATGAATATATTCAATTACATTTAAGATCTAGTGTAGGTATTAACAATGATGTAATGCTAGCGAATGGAACAGGTATTATTGATGCGGATTACTACAACAATGACGATAATGAAGGTCATATCATGATACCTATTAGAAACTTAGGTGATACGCCGTTTGAATATAATAAGAACGAAAGATTGGCGCAATTAATTATCATGCCATATCGTATTACGGCTAAGGATAGGACTACAAAGAAACGTACAGGTGGTTTTGGAAGCACTGGTAATAAATAATGGCGATTAAACATAAGAGAATCATCGATAAAAAAATGATTAAAGCAATTAGAACAAACCATTGTGAATACTGTGGCAGACTATGTAATATAGAACCACATCATGTATTTTCTCGTGGTAGTGGTGGTGGAGATATCCGAGAAAATCTAATTCAATTATGTAGTCAATGTCATGTAAATACACATGCAGGAAACATGCCTAACAAAGAAACTTGTTTAAAAATTATAGCTAAAAGAGAACATACTAATGCGGAAACGATATATGTAATAAATCGTAAAGCAATGGGATATGACATATAAAAGGGTGATAATTTATAAGGGGAGGTGATGCGGATACATGGACAAAGAAGACGAAAAGAAATATATAAGAAAGGCAATTGAATATTTAAAGCCAATTAAATCCTGTACATTAGAAATACAATCAGCTAAACGGGAATTACAAAGATTAAGGAGTGATATCACTTCGCTAAGTGCAATAGATTACAGTAAAGATCGTGTATCCGGTGGTGGTATTAAAGAGGGGTTAGAGGCCAGTATAGCTAGGATGTTAGAAAGTGAATCTAAATGCCTTGAGAAAACAAATGCACTGATTCAGTTACGAGAAGATGCAAGAAAACATATTGAGTGCTTACAATGCGTTGAAGGAAAGATAGCATTAATGCAAGAATATGTTAATGGTATGTCTTTTAAAGGTGTGGTATCATTTATAGGGTATAGTAAAACACAGGTACAGTCATATAAAAAAGAAGCATTAATTGAATTAGGTAAAGAATTGACCCAAATAGTACCAAACTGACCCAAATAGTACCAAACTGGTATTTCGATATGTGATATTATATATATGTGAAAATTGCCACTGAGCAATCATTCACCAAATCACTCAAAACAAAATATTAGGCTCGTGTAACCATTCAGTTATACGGGCCTTTTGTTTTGTACATATGATATACCCCCACCCCCTGGTGCCTATTGAATACACACAACTCACAAATCAATGATTCATGTTTGACATCTTTGAATATATAACTACACAACCTTAAGATACACTTATACCTTGTGAGTTGTGTGTATTGAGTAGGCAATGAAAGGATGTGAACGGTATGCCTAATGTGATATGCCATAAGACTGCATGCTTAGATAATCATCATGGAATGTGTGGTGCTAACAAAATAGTAATAAAAGCTAATGGTTATTGCCGTTCATGTTCGCATGCACACCATATGATGAGACATGTGGATAGGGATGAGGCACGGCACCGCCATGAGGATGAGCGCCGTCTGTCTCACCGTAAAAATAAAAAATAAATTTTAAATATTGGATGTATTATTTTAAATTTAGATAATTTTTTTATGGGTCCTTCTGGCCAAGGCTGATGCCTTGCGGTGGCCGAGACCCCAAAAATTGCCTAGATTTTAAATTTTTTATGTTCTTGCTAGTGATACAGGTAATGAAAGGAGACTGATTGATAAGTGAAAATTACAGATGATTTGAAAACAGCAACGGCCTCGCAGTCGAACCTGGCAAAAGCACTTGGACTCTCGCGTCAACGTGTTTCGCAACTGCTCCAAGAAGGGGTTTTAGCGACGGATGAAAAAAATCAAATTTTGGTTATCAAATCCGTTATCAATTATGTCAAATATAAGGGGCAATCTTCTGTCGAAGAGGTAAGCAGTTCCGATGATGCGGTATTTGAGGTTGAAAAGGCCAAGAATGAACGCGCGAAACGCAAGATTGCTGAGTTGAAGTTGGCCAAAATGAATGGCGAAGTGTACTCGGCAGATACTGTAGAACAGGTTATGACAGAAATGCTCGTGAATTTGCGCACACAATTGTTAGGATTGCCAACTAAATTGGCGCCACAATTGCAGAGTGTGACAAAAGAGGACGCATACAACCTGTTAACGCAAGAAATTGAGGATAAATTATCCGAATTAAGTGAATATACGCCGTCATTATTCATGGATAGTGATGAATTAGATGATGATAACGCGCCAAATTAGGCGCTTTTTTAATGCAAAAAAGGAGGTGATAGCATGAAAACGGCAAAAGAATTGTGGCAATATGTCTCTAAAATGGGGCTGAAACCACTACCTAAAACCAGTGTTAGCCAATGGGCTGACGATTATCGTATGCTATCACAAGGCCTTTCAGCGGAACCAGGGCGATGGAAAACGAGTAGAGCACCCTATCAAAAGGATATTATGGATGCATTTACACAACCTGGTATCAATCGGGTAGTGGTTAAGAGCGCAAGTCAAGTGGGAAAATCAGATATTATGAATAATGTACTAGGGCGATACGCTCATCTTGACCCATGTGCGGTCATGATGATTCAACCGACTATCGAATTAGCTCAAGATTATTCAAAGTCTCGTATCTCTCCGATGATCCGTGATACGAAAGTACTTTCACAAGTATTTTATGAGACTAAATCAGAAGACGGCGCAAAGACACGAGATGGTAAGAACACAATCTTATCTAAGTTATTCCCTGGTGGCCGTCTTATCATGTGTGGGGCGAACAGTCCAGCCGGATTGGCATCACGTCCTGTGCGTGTGCTACTTGCGGACGAAGTAGACCGCTTCCCAGATAGCGCTGGCACAGAAGGTGACCCAGTAGACCTTGCTGCTAAACGTATGACAACGTTCTGGAACAGGGTAATGGGGTTATTCTCTACGCCAACAAATGAAGGTAGCTCACGAATTGATGTAGAGTATCAAACAGGAACACAAGAAGAGTGGCAACATGAGTGTCCTAATTGTGGTGAGTATCATTTGATACGACATACTGAAATGGAATGTGAGACCGAGGAACATAAGGACACTAAAGGTCGGAAGATTGTGGTAGTCAGCGATGTGAAATGGCGATGCCCTGATTGCGGATCTACATTCTCTGAAGACGAAATGCGGAAAGTTTCTCAGAAGTACATATCGAAAAACCCAGCTGCGTTGCATAATGGCATACGCAGTTTTTTTGTAAATGGATTCACGTCTCCATGGCTAACCTGGAATGACATTATGAGGGAATGGCTAGAGGCTAAAGGCGACCCTACCCGTGA